CGCGGGTTTCTATCACTGCCGGTTTCCCGGTGGATTTCATTTCTCTTAGTCCTCGTACGACTGAGAGAAGATCTTTGCGATTTGTATCGGAACTGTCAATAGATAATCTTGAGGATTTATTTTCGGGCCTTCAGCCACTCTCGAAACTCCTTTGACGCCCTGAGCTTCTCTTCCAGCACCGTGAAGCCTTCCGGATGCGACCGGCAGAACTCTGCCACGTCTGGAGTCAGGCGAACGCTACAGACTTCCTTGCGGCCTAGCGGGGCTGGTCTTCCAGCCCCTTCGCGTTTACCGCCAATCATGCCTGTGCTCGCAGTCCGTCGTAAAGGTCGCCAATCATGGCATCCACATTGTTTTTCCCGAGAACAAACTCCATAGCCAGCTTTGCGTCCATTCCGGCTTCAACCAGCGTCTTGATGCAGGCCGTAAAAACCAGGTTCTTATCAGTCGTTCCGATCATTGCGGCTACTGCGTTGAGCTGTTCTGTTGTGATCATGATTCTTTTCCTTGTTTGTGTTTGCGTTGCGTTCGACTGATGGAATATTACCATCATCGGCTGAATGTGCAATACACATTCACTTAGATTGAAAAGATTTCTGAAAAGATTTTGCGGGACGGCGGAGAGGCTGGCTGCTGGTTGACTATCTCCCATCGCGCACCACGTCTCTATCCCGTCCTATAGGCTTCCACTGCCTTAGTCTGTTCGGATTCAGCTTTCTTTGTCAGGCTCGAATTCCAGTGACCGGGTTTCTCGGGACGGTCTGGGTCGTCAGTTTGGACGTTGCCCAGATTGCAAAACCAGCAGTTTGTATCGATTTGAGTTCGTGAAACTCTCCGCCAACCTGAAAAGATTACCTTTTTTGCACTCGCCAAACAAAAACAGCCCAGACCGAAGCCTGAGCTGTTTTCGTGGATTGTGCGACTATCAATCGCGGTGCCTGAGTGTACGGGACAGGCGGCCCAGATTCAATGATTCTTTACGATTGATAGTCGCCAGTCGGTTTCCACGCCGAACAGCGTCCGCATCATACCGGAGATCGCAATAGCTCAAAGCACTTCGCGGAAATTGTTTGGCTGCTGGTTAAACGAAGCGACGATGGCAGGTAGCTCGCCATCGTCTCCCAGAGCTTCGCTGATCGGCTTCGCTTTTTATCCGCTGCTGCCGATCATTGTGGTTCAGAATCTTTCCGGAGCAAACATCTCAACGGTGTCATTCGCTGCATCACCGCTAATGTCCCGCATAATTTCGCGAAACGCCATTGCCGCGAGGATCGCAATCACCGGCAGTAAAATCAGGATTTGAAGTTCTCGCATCGCCACAACTCCTAGGGGGTTTAAAAACCAGGATTTCAAGGATGGCGGAGAAAGTCAAATCAATTTGCGACGAATAACTCTCGTGTGCGTGCGGAACGTCGTGTCCTCCTCAATCACGTCAATCAGGTCCATCAGTTTTGAATATCCGTATTGATCGTCTTCTGTGTCGTGGATCACAATCACGCCTGTGGTCGGAATGAGCTTCAGCACCTGCAACCAACGCGGATGACTCGGGGGGTCGGCATGATCGACGAGCGCAAGCCCGTGCGGCTCTGTGACTGCAAAGTCATCCCATGACGCCAGCAGTGTCAGTGTGTGCCCTGCGTTTTCGAGCACTTTAAACCGATTCAGCCAGTCCGGATTGTGGTCGACTGTCGTCAGATGCCTGCCCTGCGCCGCTGCGATCTCGTGAAGGATCGGCGTTGAATAGTTGCCCGCGCCCAACTCGATGACTTGCCCGGTCGTTTGCATCATGTGCTTGACCAGTAGTCGCTGGTGCGTTGCATAAAGATCCATCATTGTTCGGCCCCAAGATAAATCCGGTTGATCTCGTTCGACGCCAGCTTTTCTTCGTGCGTGAACACTGAGGCATTTGAAGCCAGTACCAGCAGTGACTGCGAATTTGGAACATCAAGATACACGCCGGGCTTCGCAAACTTTGCCGCCGCTCGCTGGTAATACTCTGAATGTTCTCGTCCCCACTTGCCCGGCATGACATTGTAAAAGCTCGTTGCCTGCACGCATTCACGAGACACAACAACGCAGCATCCGCATGTGTGATTCGATGCCAGCAGCTCGCCGTCTGGCTCTGCTGCTGCTCCCGTGTAGGCTGGATCGTGCCATGACAGGATGCCGACCCCGGCCCGTTCCATTGCGGTCGTGTAGGTTGATTCGAATTCGTCTGAAATCACCTTCACGTCATCATCCAGCATGATCAGGTATTCGTATCGACGGTCTTCGATGAACTCGCTCAGGCATAGATTCTTCGCGTGAGAGATTCCGCCGTTGTTCCAGATGCCGACGAATCGGAAGCCCCTGTGTTTACAAAGATCCTTCACGTACTCCTGATATTCAGTCGGCGACCCATCATCAACCACCAGCACATCAGCCGAACAGTGTTCCGCGATTGAATCGAGCGTCACGCGAATGTCGTTTTTGATTTCTTCCGACCCATGCAGATTGCACGTCGTCACGGCAATCAGTTTTCGGTGGCAATGCCGCCTTGCGTTTCTGGCTGCCATTTCTTTGACCGCTCCTTCAATGACATCGTTGCACATTTCCGCATCACTGTAGTGGGACATGATCGCCCGGTTGTCGCCGAACTCACACCACGCATCGCTGGCTGGAAAGTTATTCCCCGGCCATGCCTCAACGCCACCGTATCCCGGCTTCACTGGCTTTGCAGATCGCAAGTACTTCGCGCGAACCGCAAAGAATGTGCCAGCGTAGTGCCAACTGAACGCAGGGGACAATGGTGCTCTGCCGAATGCTCGCAGCGAACCAAACGTCTTGTAACCCTGAGCCATTCTGCGGACGATTTCACCGTGATTGAAAATGACAGTTTGATACATTACCTGAACCCACGTTTTGACAGCCGCTGACACTCGCGTTGCTGGCTTAACACCCTTGCCGTGAGCGTACAGAAAGACATCGTTTTCACCCTTCGGCATTCGTCGCAGGAGTTCCATGAACGTCGGGTTTTCGCCTTCCTTTGTGTTTGGAACCGTGAAGACTTCGAATCTGTCCGACAGCCTCGCAATGACTTCAGACGTTGGCGAGGTTCCGCATCCAGAGCACTCTGCAATCCCGACGAAACAGCGGCCCGTGATTTGACTGGCCAGCTTGTTCCATGTGTCGATATGCTGCTCCCAGTGCCCTGTAATCGGCCACAGGTGAGCCCCGAAATGAAAGACCGGCTCGGCTGTAAATGGGTCTCGATTTGGCTTTGGAGCGGCCAACATTGCTCTGTGTAATTGGTCGTTGCTCTTGCGGGATGATACCCCTCGTTGCCTCACCACCTTGCAAGTCGTCGTCGCAACTGCCAACACGCCCGACACTATTTCACCGATCCGCTTTCGCTGTCCGTCTTTGTCACCGTGTGTCGCACGCCATGATTGCGGCCATGAGATCTCAGCGTAAAGTTTCTGGACGATCGCTGCGTGATCATGGGCTGACATGCGGTCGAGTGACAGCAGATAAGTCTTGCAGGAACCGCAAGACACAGGCTGCCCGGTGTCCGCTTGGATTGCGGCCATCATGAGGGTGCCAGCGTTGGAACAGTCGGTGCATTTACCACGCTTCCCCGTGCTACAGGATTTACGCTGCGGGCTTGTTGCTGCCTTGGCCTGCGGCGACACGTACGCTTCACCCGCCAGCATCGCGTCAATACGCGGCTTGTCGCGTTTACAAAGCGTTTGCAGCGTTGGCTTCAGTGCGATGTTTCGCAGAGTACAAAAGCCTGAGATTTCACACTGGCAGTCGCTCATTAGCAGTTGCTCGCCTCTTCAAAGATTGTGATGTCCTCGATTTGATAATCAAGTGGGGCAGAAAATGAATCCACGGGAAGAATTGCGGGGCAATTACAATCCATCCCGATAACGTTGATGTAAGTCAGATACCACGTCAAATCCCCGACAGCTATGGCGGTTGCGTAGCGATAGTAAACGCACAGCGGACATCCGATACAACACACCATCATTACATAAAGAGTGTCGCCGCGTGTTCCACCCTGCGGTATTGGATAGTTGCCGGAGTTACTGCCGGTGTAAGCAGGAAACGGCCCGCCAGTAGGATATGGGGCGCACACAATTCCTTCGGCACTCGTCATACCGTAACTGAGCGGGAATTCTCGTGGTGCATCTCCATGCGTTCCGTTTCCGGATGACCACAACAGCGTTAATGTCTGCCCCAGCGGTCGACCGCAAATGCAATCACCGATGACTGTTGCACAGTTATTGCAGTCGTTGCACCGAAAGTTGAAATACGAACCATCATACATTTCAACAGTGCCGGACAGGTCTTCGCAGCCAGTGACGCTGACGGTAGATTCTTCCCCGTTTACTGTCCCAGTGACGATACAGTTACCATAACTGTCTCGCCCCAGTGCCAACCTGATTGTAAAGTTACCAATTGTGCCCTCCCAAACTGGTGGGTCACAGTCACTGTAAGCTGTGTCTGTAAGTGTTCCGGAATATGTGTCTACAGCAAAGTCCGTGTCGTACACTGACAGGACTTCGAAAACATCAACGCACAATGTTCTGCAACTGCACCGACAAGTCCCGCAGAAGAAATCATTGCACCCCGTGTCAGGATCGACCACCACTGCCAGCGGTCGTGGTTCGTGCTTCACCCATGTGAGCGTGCCTTCGTCGTAACCAATCAGCACACCGACCGACCCGCCTGGATCTCGACAGCTTGCTCCCTCGTAGCAGGTCGCTCGGTATACTTCTTCGCCGTCCAAGGTGACGACGTATTCACACTCACCGTATGTGTCACGCTCCCAATACGAAACAAACGACAGCCCGCCAACCGTGCCAGTCCATGACGATCCGCCGAACGTCGCTGTACCGTACGTGGTGGCTTCGCCGTAGACTTCCAGCTCCAAGCACAGCGTGCAGGGCAAAGCACCGCAGCATTGATCAGCAGGAGCGATGTCGCACGCTTCGACCTTGAACTCTGAGCAGGGCTTGAGTCGTGTTGATCCTTTGCGGAGGTATCGTGGAGGCATTCGTTAGCACTCCGGCTGCGCACAGAGGTCATCAATCACCCACTTCGGCACGCATGTGCCTGTCAGCGGGTACATGTATGTCGCACGTCCTGTTGTTCCGACCAAATCCGTCGGCGTCAATCCGCTGAGATAATTGCAGAGGTCGTACACGTGATACTCGCCACCGTATTCTGCGCCGGGAGGCGTTCCCGTGCAGCTTTGGCTGTACCATGTGGCTGTTGCAACCAGCGTAGTTTCTGTGACGTAGTCAGTGTCGGGGCAGAGGACATCGGTGATGGTAAACCAAATAGTTTCGCCACCACCACCGCTTGGCCGCTGCTGCCATCGACCGCGTTGCGGCGTTTCGTTGCGAACACGGCGAGCGACTTCGCGAACTGTCTTCGCGATTTGCTCGATAGCCTTCGGGCCGAGAACTGAGCCTTGTCCTGACCCTGCCCCTTGCCCTTCGGCAAATTGCACTGACGATGTTGAGGCCATGTGGTCAGCTCAGAGGCAAAGAGGAAAACGCACGGGTCGCGTAAACTTCGAACGGAAGAAACACGCATGTGGAAAACGAAGGGCTTGCTAACGCTGCTCCGCTGCCATTTAAAGGGACAGGAGCGCCGGGAAGCTCTTCGTCGCCGGGGTTTTTAATGTTGACCAGGCCCCCGTATGCAATTTCACGAAACCCAGCATCGAGCGGCCTAAGTAGCCAGCCTTCTCGCTGAAGGTGAATCGTGAAGCTCACCGTGCGGAACACGGTTCCATTTCTTCGATTGCGTTCACCCACCGTGACTGTTTGCATTTTTGCCAGCCCGATACCAATCGTGACGCCGTCGACGGTAAATGAATCGCTGTTGACTGCGTCTTGATAATCGAGAATCCACGTTGGGACGACGGCCAGATTCTTTTGCACAGTGACAACGCGGCGGCTGTCGTCCATCATGTTCGGCGGGTCAAACGGATCGCCCGCAGAATTCACGATGAAATTTCCGCTGCGATCAAACACGGCTGGACGCTGGAACTGTTCTGAGCCCCAAGTGATGACGGCAGAGTCATCCGTTGGATCCTCAGCCATCGGTCGCTGGTCGCTGTACTGCGCAGTAACTGTCCAGCCTCGCCACGGGTCCGTTGGGTCTGGCGTTAGAGTTGTGCAATAAGCGTTGCTGTCATCCGGATGGACCTCGCCAATGAACGGAAGTGATACGTGTGATCCAACGTCGTAGGCGGACTCGGTCTTTAGAGTTGTCGACAACTTAAATACGCGAGTGTATGAGCGTGATCCGCGTTCATTTGTTGCCGAAGCGTGATTTTCGCCGATGTAGGTTACTGTCATTCTGTGACCTCCACGGCCAGCCCCAAGGCAATTAGCATGGCCGCTTTATCGCCCGTGAACTCAGTGCCTTTGCCGTAGCAGCAAAACAGTTTTGACTCGTCTGCTTCGCACTTACGAGCGAATTGAATCGCCGCCTTTTGCTCGGTGGTCCATTTCGTTGCGTCTTCTTCCCATCGCTTGATCAGCTTTGCTTTCATTTGTTATTCCTCGAATGCTCCGACCAAATACACTGGCTGTGGTCTGTTTTCTCGCAGTGCCCGCTTAAGTTCTCGCGTCTGTTCTTTGGTCGCTTTGATGACTGGATCCGCTTGGCGAATCATGGCTTGCACGATCGTCGAATACGCATCTTGAGAACCTGCCTGCATTGCTCCAGCCAGTTGTGGCTCGATCTTCTTTTCCTTCTTCGCAGGATCGCCGCCGAAGATATTGGAAAGTGTGCCCATTGCAGCATCAGCTTTAATCTTGCCACGGTCCCACATGCCTTGAGCGGCCATCTGTGCTTCTGCAATTGGAGATTGCAGGGATTCCCAAAGGGATGAAACGCCTTCGGTCAACTTGGCTGCACCTGCTTTGATCGCGGGCTGTTTTTTAGCCTGCGCAAGTCCCTTTTCAGCAGCTACCAAATTGCCCCTAACACGTCGTGATTCCGCCATCGCATCATGCAGCTCTGCAGACGCCTCGTTCCATTTTTTTGACTTCCAGCCCGAAGTTTTTTCAGCGGCAAATACCTTAGCCTGCGCCTTATCAATTGCTTTTGGATCTCTGTTAATAAACTCTTGAAGAGCCTTGTCGTATGTTTCTTTTGCCTGTGCAATCGGATCATTCGCCGCAGCAGGAGCCGCATTCCCCGCAGCCGCTGGGCCTTGCAGTTTACCCATGAGTCCTTCAAGTCGGGCTTGTGCGGCTGCGAGGTTGCCGCTGCGCTCCATACCGCCGACAAGCCCGCCGGCCAGTCGCCCTCCAGCTCCCATCGGATCCGCCATCAGCATCGCCACGTCACCACTGACGCTGGCGAGCCCCGTGATCATCTCTTGAACCATTACCTCCCACTTGGCTTTGATGCTTTCGATTGCTACGTCAAAAGATGCCTCAATAACGTCGCCAATGAATCCAATCTTGTCCGGCATTTCGTTGAACTTGCCGAGCATCGCATTTGCTTCAGCCACGACGTTTTTAATTGCTGGCAGCATATTGTCGCCAATGGCGCGTCCAGTTTTCTGGATGCCTTCCATAAGCGAATCCCATTGACCCATCAGCGTGCTATTGCGTGCGGCCATCGCGCCGTAGAATCGACCGCCCTCCGCTGTCAGTCCTTGCAGTGCTTCTCGCATCATGTCAAAGCTGATCTCTCCAGCCTCGGACATCTTCAGAATTTCGCCCGATGTCTTGCCGAGCGTTCCAGCTAGTGCAGCGACGATACCAACGCCGTTTTCTGCGAACTGCTTAATCTCCTGCCCTTGCAATCGCCCCTTGTTGAAAACGTCGGTGTAGGCTTTGGAAAGAAACCCGAGGCGGTTTGCATCGCCGAGTGACAAGTCGCCCAACAGTTGCATCGTGTCTAGTAGGCTGTTTTCCGAAACGCCGGCTGCCATTAACACACGGGCGGCATCGCCAGCAGATTCAAGATTGAATGAAGTGCGAGCGGAGAACTTCTCAAGCTCATCGAAGAATCTTGCGGACTTGCCGACATCGCCGAGGAGCACAGCGAATTCTGACCGCATGACTTCGGCACTGGCGGAGAGTTTGACTGTCTCAACCAGCATGTCCTTCAGGCCCATCACGCCAGTTTTGGCGATGTCATAAATCGCAATTCCGGAAACGATCTTTGTAATGTCCGATGCAAACGAGCGAGCATCGCCGCGTGCTTTATCCAAGCCGCTTTGAAACTTTCGCCCGTCTACTCCGAGACGTGTTACAAGATCGCCGATGACTGCCATTAAGTTAGCCTCGCTCCTGCAATTTGAAGTGCTGCAATTGCTACATCGTCAGCCACTGTTTTGTTTCTCTTCGGCTCAACCATCCACGGCGCGAACGCCGCTTTCTTCACGTCCTTTTGCCCCAGATACGTAGCAATCAGAACGCATAACCTTGCAAGGATCTCATTCGTCCCGTGATTGCCGATTGGCTCAATCAGATCCTTCGCGTGCCATTCCTCAAACTGAGCATGTGTCATTCGTGACAGCATTTCATCGACTTCAATACCACGAGACTCAGCCAGTCGAAGTGCCGTTAACCTTCGCTGGCTGCCTCTAAGTTTTTTGCGATGCTGTCAACGTCCTGTTCTGTGAATCCCGACAGGTTCAATGCGACGTTTACAAGTCGCTCAATCACATCGCTGCGCCGTTTGCCAAGCTGTTCCACCTGATCGATTGTGAACAACTGAGCGCCGTCATCGTTCCGGCAGCATTCGACCAAAATGCGTTCACGAATCTGGCGTGCTTCTTTTTTCCGCTGATTCTTCGGAAGCTGCGAGCGGCGGTCTTCGAATGCGCTTCGTTCCTCGACCGTCATGCCCCAAATCGGAATCACTTTGCCGGATCCCAGTTCAGGAACTGGAACATCCACCTTCTGCCGGTCTAGCACCGGAGAACTCAAAAACTCATCTGCCGTTGCGATTACCCGAGACACTAATCGTCCTCCTCGTTGTCTTCTTCGTCTTCACCTAGACCGGAAAGACTTTTTCCGGCCAGTAGTTTGTCCATAGCCGTCTTCGCAGCCGCAATCTGGAACGCTGTACGATTGCAGGCGGCATGGCACTCGTCGTCATCCGGAACGGCTAACCCGTTATGAATCAAAGCCACGCAGTCAGCCAGCGGGAACTCATCTTTGCAGATTACTGTTCCCGCCTTGATGACTTTTCGCCCCAGTGAATTCAGCGACACATAAGGCGGATGGCAATTGACATCAGCTGCGATATCTCGAATCGTTTTGCACTTCACGGCGTCACCTCATCAGCTTGGAATTGCAGGGCAGCCAGAGTGCTTCAGTGTTAGTGAAGCGGCTAGACCGCTGGACGCATCGCCCGTGATGGACATTCCGACGCCTGCACACGTCATTGTCATCTCTGTGGAAGACGTGTTAGCGAACAGGATCTTCCAGTTCGTTTTATTGGCGCTGCCGTCTGTGTTCAGGCAGGCTGCGGTCACAAGGTCACCGATCGCCTGATGCCCAGCCAGTGCCGGATCCCACAGCAGGTCGAACGTGGTTGATCCGCCTTCAACATATCCTGTCGGGTCGTATTCGACGCCGGCTGTTCCATCGAGTGTTCGGCTGTCGTAGGTTTCAGTCTCCATTCCATCGACGCCAAACGAAACAATCTGAGCGACTGGCGTAAATGTTGTTCCGGATCCCTGAGACAGAACGGTCCCTTTAACTTTCAGCTTTGCCATTGTGTGACATCCTCAATTAAGTGTTGTAATGGATAGTGACATCCAAAGTGACCACAAAAACGCCCACGTCTGAGCCGTCTTGCGGTGGCTCATAGTCATCAGACTCATCATTCATCAGGACGGCTCCAATCGTGAAACTGCCGGCCGTTCCGCTGTAATCGTCGATGTATGTTCTGACTGCATTTGCTAGTGACTCTGCCGTCACAGATGATTTCGCTTTGCAGTCGATATCGAAGTCCAAAAACCTCAACTGGCCAGATCCACCATCGAGGGTTGTGTTTTCTTCACTGCCCATTTGAGTGATGATGATGTGAGGAAACGCCGCGTTCTGTGGGGCTCGCTGTACATAAACTCGCGTTCCACTGATTGCGGTGATCGTGGCCTCTGAGCTTAGCAGTGAAACGAGTCCCGATTTCATAGTTGTTTCTTTGCGAGCCTTGCAGCTTCTTTGTCGATGCCTGCTTTAATTCCAGCTCGGATCAAAGCGACCATTTCAGACCGAGCGCCGTTTAGGATGTCTGTGACTCCGTTTGTCATAACTGGCATTCGGCCCGTTCGCCTGCCTGATTTCGTTCGCCGTTCCTTCGTGCCCAGGAACCACCAATGGACATTTCTGGCACCGATACCAACGCCTTTTTTACCCGATCGCTCTGATTTCTCGCCTCGCTTGCGGCTGACACCTGCACCAACTTTGACACCAGCAACACCGCTATTGAATTTCGTTTTAATGGACCGTGACTTGATCGCTTTTCGAACGCCCTTGTATCGACTCGGGATTTCTGCCTTAATCTTCTTAACGGCCAGCCTTCCAGCTTTCATAAGTCCCGGCCGAGCGATCCGATTTGCAACGCCCTTCCGCAACTCTTTGAATGCTTGTTCCAGTTCCGGTATTCCAGAGACCGCCGACATCACACCGCTCGCTTCGTCTGAATTTCGATTTCCCTGTGGTTTAAATCGATGTCAATCACACTCAGGATCTCGTAAGTATTACCCTCGTGAATCAGCCGCATGGCAGGTAATGCGTCAGCTAATTCCGGCGTCCAGTCCGCTTTCCAAACATGCGAGACATCTGCATTCGTTTGCTGCACCTTCCAAAACTCCCGGCCGCCTTTACTGACCACTGAACACCAGGCTGAGCAGTGTTGCCCCCAATTCGCATTGGTTGTCTGATCGACCTGACCGTGCGCGTCTGCCGTTTGCCCGATCAGTTTTTCAATGCGAACAAGTTTTTCGCGTGTTTGGCAGTCGTGTTTCATGCCCACACCTTGTGAAACGCCGTCCATTGCAGTTCAGAAACCAACGCCTTGTAACGTGCATTCGATCCCTCGCAGCCATCGCGATGCGTTCGGCAATATTCCACGATCGCCAGTCTTGCCGCGGGAGGAACACTGGCGGCCGTTGTTCCGTATCCCGCCTGCATCGTGATCACGACTTTATTCGGCCGCTCTTCCTGCGTAATTGGCCAACTCTGTGATTCCTTTAACACGATTCGAGGCGGCACGCTCGTCAGGTCTGTGTAATACTTTGCGGAGTCAAATGTTGTCAGCGTATCGTCCTGATCGTAGTACTTGATGTGCGTGATGGACTGAATCGGAGCCATCCGGATTTCAATGTCGCCATAAGTGCCAGGGAAGTCCTGAATGTGCATTTCCACCGTCTGAGTAATCAGCCGTCGATAGCATTCACTTTCCAGAGTCGTGCGTGCGGACTTCAGTAGGTCTTGCAGCTCCGTGTCGAAATGGCACGTTGTGATGCGGAGACGTGTTTTTAGTTCGTCGAGCGTAAGTGGCTCGATGGTCGGCCCCGTGGTCGTTTTGAAGGTTGGGCTTGGGTGCATTTCGCGTCCTCGTTTTCAAATTCGTTTGACCATCGAGCAATTCCGCGTCTGACCAGTTCCGCCGCTGGCCCCCGTCCAATTACCGTGTTCACAAAGCCGACTGGCAGCCCGTTCCACGGTTTGAGTAAAACAATCACAGCCCGTTTTCCTTTCGCCATTCATGCACGTAAATGTGCTTCGGTTGCAGATCTGCATCGAACATGGCCACCGTTTCTTCTAGATGCCCGATCGACACTGAAGGAGCCACGTAAATCGTCTTTCCCGCTAGTCGCCACTGATGCCAGAACCAAATATCATCATCAAGCTTGTTGTCCGACCAGTTCCCGCTTTCGTCGTGCTGCGACCAGAACCACGGCTTCTTGACTTCTCGCAACGCATTAACGCGAATAAGCGTCAGGCCAAAATGAGCCGTGGTCGCTTTAATTGGACGGCCGTCGACTCGTACGTGTTCATCCTGCACGCCGGTGCCAGTCGTCATCAGCGGATACTTTCCGCCGCGTCGACACTGCAAAGCTGCCAAAGCGTCGATCTGTGGATTTGCCGCAAACAGCTCAAACAAATCGGAAATATGCTTTTGATTGAAAAGGCTGTCTGAATCCAAAGACAGAATCCAGTCGATGTTTTTGTCGACAGCGTCTTGAAACATGCGTTGCATACACTGGCCCCAGAACACGCCCTGCGTCGTCGTGAGGTCAATCTTGTGTGGCTTCAAAGCTTGCTCAATAATCGTTCTGGCTGCGACCGCTTCGTAACGCGGAAGAGTCAAATACGCACCGACTTTTACGGTCAATGCTTTCTTGGCGGCTGCCGCTGGCTTCACGCCCTCTAAATTCAGTGAGCATGGATGAGCCGCCGTGTCTGTGTTTGGCGATTCCCATCGCTTGACGCTTTGCAGTCCGAAGTGCTCCATGTGAGCCCGTAGGCGTGTTTCGTTCCATGCTGATTTATGAAAGTCGTTGTCGTCAGTTTGTCCGCCCATGATAATAAATGGCCACTCGTCCGGATCTGCCTTTTCCTTCGCCTCAATGTCTGGGACCGCCAGCCGAATACGTCCGCCGGGCTTCAGAACTCGCGTCCATTCCTTTAGGGCTTCCTGGGCGTCCGCAAAGCTGAAGTGCTCAAGAATGTGGGACGCTCGGATTTCATCAACGGAATTGTCTGCGTACTGCAGCGGAAACGCCTCCGAACCGAACTTGCGGTCAATCGGGGTGAATCCGGGAATCACAGTTGAGCCAGCACCGATGTTCAGTTTCAGAGACATGTGTTTTCAATAAAAAGAGCGTTGCAGTGAGTCGTTGCGACGAGCGTGTAGCCTTTTGAACTTCCGAGCTGCGTTATTTGTTCGAGTCCCGCCTGTGCCGGGTATGGTTCGCCACGCAAAGGAACTGGCATTGATCGGCCCTGCGTGCTGATTTCCACGAGCATGACTCGCGGCCGGATCTCAACCATGTCGTGCCAAAGCCAATAGTCCTGTCCGTCAATGTCGATGATTCCAAGATCAGGGGTGCGGTTGATTGTGGTTCGAATGAGTATGTCATCCAGATCACCGCACGTTCCGAAAATGCACGTTGACTGCTGCCCAAAATCAGCCTGCAGTTTGTCAAAGTGCCGCTGGTCGGCCTCAATCAGCACCGCATACCAGCCAAGTTCGCGAAGTCGTAATGTGTTGGAAAAGAACCGACCGTCAGCTGCTCCGATCTCGAAGCAGTGACGGTTTGTCGGTCCAATTTTGTCT